ATCGCGGCATAAAAATCATCGGGGGAAAGTCGCTTATTTTGGCTTCCCCCGATATTAAATGTATTTAATTTGTATTTGCCTATTGTAACTCCTGATATATCTGTTATGTATAATTGTATAGCAACCAAGGAGAGATCAAATGAGAATCACCAAAGCAGCCATCCAAGCACTCGCCACACAGTCGGTCAAAGCTCAGTATGCCCTTGAAACCGATAAGGTCATCTATCTGGAAACCGTGATTGATGATGGCGGGTTTGACATCAGCCTAACTGATCGCCCTGATCAATGGGATCGCTGCATTGAATGGCTTGAAGACGCCGTCTAATCAACGGGGGGCTTCGGCCCCTCATCCAACTATCCAACCAAGGAGAGATCAAATGAAAACTGTTCAAGACTATATCAACTTAGCATGGAACCAATTTCAAGAAGACGGCACCTTTGCCGCCAAGGCTCACCAGAAAGAGGCGCTGGGTTACTTGAACCTCGCTTATGAAAATGTTCGCAACGCCAACCAGACTTGGCAGCTTGCGCCTGAGACCCGCGCCACAGATGAAGATTACTGGGCATTGCCTTTCGATCTTCACCAAATACGTGACAAGCACACCCGCTTGTTTAAGGACGATCTCCGCGCTGATCTGGCTCGTTTGGTTGAGCTTCGCCGTGTGTTCAAAGAAAGCACAGTGGTCAAGCCTGCGCCAAAAGATGACCGCATCAGCGAAAAGCAAAAGCAAGTCACTGAGACCGTTGTTGACATGATCAATCGCCGTGTCGCCCAGTACCATCAGGCAGTCGAGCTTGGCCGTCTCTTTGGTGACTTGCCAGTGTCTGTCACACCTCACCTTGTGACCAACGAACACAACACAACTTTCACCCGCTGCTTTTATTACCTGAACGGCAAGCTCACAGCTCTGTCAGTTATCATGGCCGCGCTCGACACGCTGAAGCGTGAAGAAAAAAAACCCCGCTACACAGACGTAGTAGATGCCCCCGCAGACTGGCAGTTTTAACCCAACAGGGGGCCATCGCGCCCCCACCAATCAAGGAGACAGGCCAATGATCCCCTGCCCAGAGTGCGACCACACTGATTATCACGGCAAGGTCGAAAAGGAAGTCCACCAGAGATTTGGTGGCACACTAGAGCCTGTTGGAGAATGGGTCGATTGCGATTACTGTGATGGCAGTGGCGAAATTGAGGAGGAAGACGATGGGTGATAAAACGGTGATTAAGTTTCCATCTCTGTCCGATTTGGATCGGCAGTTTGAAGAGCTTGAAAGGCAGCGTGAATTAATCAGGGAGCAGGCCAAGCGGATCAGGAAAATCAGAAGCCGTCCTTTAACCCATCCAGAATCTCACTGAGAGTGGGCCTTTTGTCTTTCTTTTCATAGACGCACTGAAAAACACGGGGGCATTCAGAGAACGACAGCGTTGGATAGTGATATCCAAGCCCCCCAAATCCCGCTGAGAAGCGATAAACGCAAATTTTCTGACCAGTATTTTTGTCAGTAATCCGCTTCCACAAACTGCACGGTACGTGCGTGGGATTGGCAACGCCAGCCAGCGTTACAGACATCAATAAAACTTTAATCATAGGGCAAGCGCAATCAGATAAAGGCCACCGCCCAGTACAGAAACAATGCCCAGAGCCAATCCCGTGATGGCGATATTGTTTGCCATTTGGCGTCTGCTTTCCATTGCGGCGTATACCGTGCGCTCTCGCTCTGCCCTGATTTTTCGCCTCATGCCAAGCATTTGATCATAGGTGCCTAAACCGAAGCGATAGTCCAACATTACGCGAATTTCATATTCAAATTCTTTTAATTTTTTGGCGCGGATCGTGATGTCCATCGCCTCTTGCTCAATCGATGCCTCGCCGTGCTGTTTTTTTTCCAGCCACGTTGTATTTTTTCTCTGTGATTCGGCGCGGGTAATATCAGCCACTGCGCCATACCAAGCCCCAAGTTGCTTGCTAACGTCTTCGATTTCACGGCCAGCGTTAATAAGCATTTTAACGCCTTTATAGGCGGCTGTGGCGGCGGCGTAGGCGCTTACAGGATCGATCATGGGTTACCACCCCCTAAAGTTGGATTACAGCCACTGTATCGCGTCTTAGGGGCTGTGAACAGCTATCCTATTGTGCGGCTTGTGCAGCCTGTCTGACTTTTTCGGCTATCTCTGGGGGCAACGATTTAAGTATAGATTGCGCCGAAGGAGATTCGTCAGACGTCATTGTTTCTACAATTTCTGGCCTAGTGGCTGATTGAAAAGTTCCAGAAAGCAGAGGGGCGTTTGCTCTTCGTAAATATGAACGTGTAGCCTCAAGTGCTGCGCTTCTGTTTGCGCCTTCTTCCAATCCAAGGGCAAGCTCTCTACCAACAAATGGGAGTTTATTAATGGCATTCATCAAACCTGATCTGACCATTGCATTCACCCCTGTGTACGCTGATCCTGATGGATTTAATTTTATTTCTGCCCACATAGTTGGCAAAACATTTTCTCTAAATTTAGAAATTCTTGCTATTTCTTCTGGAGCAAACAAAGCGTTTACAACATCGCTATTTTTACCAAATATGTCTTGATAATTGTTAACAATGTTTGTTCGTGTCACACCAGACTTTCCACTTCCAGAAAACGCTCTTTCAAGCACAGCGTCTTTCATCAGTCGTATAACTTGGTCTGCCTCTTCCTCTGGTAAAATTGACTTCAATTTATTTACCACAATAGGAACAGTCTGCGCTGGCGCAAATTTTGCGTGACCAAATAGAGCGCCCACAACTTGCCGTGACGTATAGCCACTAGATGGGTCTACAGAACTTGGATTTGTAATCATCTCAAGTATTTTGTTTGCTGCATTTATTGATTTATCTTTGCCAGACTGTTTTCCAGTCAGGCCCATAAACTGAGTATAAAGCGCCCTAGATTGTGCAAGTTGATCCAACACAGTTTGATCACCAGTCATTAATCCTTTTTCAATGGCTGAATTAAATGCTGCGTTTAAATCGTTTTTCATCATTGTTAAGACGCGACCTTCAGCGGGAATACCACTTGGCCCCAAGGCTTTGGTTATGTCTATATTTAAAGCCTCTTGAAAGTCTTTAATCGTTGCAAGAGATACGGGCTTTGCCTTTGGATTGTTTCCAATCTTCACAAGTTGATTCATTTTTTTTAAATATTTCTGAACCGCTGGCATTTGATTTCGCATGGCAGGGCCAGTTTCTGCCCGTATCATTGCCACAGCATTATTTGCAATTTCTGCCAAACCTTCTGGCGTTAATTTCGGGGCATCTGTCGCTGTTCTTACAGCATCAAAGGCATCACTCGCTTGTGAGCTTAGTGTGTCTGCCCTAGCCGATACTATTTTTTGAATATCAGTCGCAGCGGCATCACCCACATCATCAGAAAGTTGAGTGATTTGCGGATTTCCTGACCCAAACTCAGATTGCAATGCGGCAGCATCAGCACGTATTTGATCCATTTGAAGCTCGTCAAAGCCTCGCATAATTATAGTTGCATCTTTTCCTGTGCTGGCCGCTCTTCTAAGCATATCTTCTGTTTCTATCTGCTCAGTTGCCAATGCAGATAATTGCGCCTGCTTAGTATCTGGAGCGGGGCCAGCCCTCTGTCCAGTGCTTAAATCATATGTAGATGTTTGCGGTGCTGCATTCATACGAGACACAACACCAGACAGGCCAGAGCGAACCGATTGTGGAAGGGATGGCAATGTTGACGCCACACGCGCCCCAGCCTTCAGTGGGGCTGTAATAACCTTTCCTGCGCCCTTTAACATAGGAGGCAATAAAACATCTGCACCAACGCCCAAAGCGGTGGCAGTTGCTATTTCTGCGGCTTGATCACCCATTGTTTCTTTTTTGGCTTTTGTTGTTACGGGCGTCATAGCAGCTTCAAGAACTTGGGAGCCAGCTTCTGTTCCAGAATACAATGGAACCCCTTTAGCTATAGTGCCAAGAACAGAAGCGCCTCCAGACATTAACATTGCAGGCGCTGCTTTTATTGTTTCTCCAACAAACGTGCCAAAATCTGTTCCAGAAAACCCCGGCTTATTCATATAGTATGGTTTTTTATTCCACACGATCATTGGGTTGCCAAATTTATCTTGGAACCTACCGCCCCATCTTTCATCTTCAGAAAAAGCGTTTTCCAATATTTCTGTTTTGCCCACGTCATCACGCGCAAAAAATGTTTTTATATTAGGAAGAATGCCTTCAACTAAACTAGGTGCATCCCCACCCATGTTAGACGCCTCTGGGACATCTGGAAATTCAACTTCTTGCCCTTCGCCAGTGTATGCGTCTTTTAATGCTGACGGTATTTCCATCATGCGCTCAGAAAAAGACTTCTCTGCCACTTGCAGTTCTTCGCCTTCTTTTGTTACTGTTGCTGTTGGCGTTACTCCAGCAGCGCCAGATGGTAAAGCTATGCCAGCCATTTAAGTACCCCAACCTTTAATTATATATGACGATGGACTATCGAATATATCGTTGTTAATTATAACGGCACCGTCAGGCACACTATCATAAAACGCTTGAATTGCAGCGTCATCATTTGGGTCTCCAGTATATTTTTCAAAAATACCTGCGTCTTCAATTTTTAATTTAGCATTAACTGAGGCCATATCAGAATAGTCTCCAGAAGTTAAAAGCTCTTGTTCAAGTTGGTTTAAACGGATGCCATTTTCAGCCATTTTTGCAAATGCATATAAAGATATATAGTTTGCTTCTGGTGAATTTCCCAAATAAAGGGCAGCTTTTTGGTAAGCTGTAAATTCCATATCTGAAGTTGATCCAGAGCCAACGGGCCGCATTTTTGGTGCCATAAAATTTGACGTTGCTTGTAAAGTTTCCAAGTCTCTTACTTCTGGGTCATTTACACCAAACGCTTGATTGAAGACTTGTTTAAATGGCATCAGTGCAGCACTTAAAGCCCCTGTCTGCACTCTACCTGTTTTTAACAAAGCCATAGCTTCTCGCGCTCTTGGAAGAACTTCTCGCGCTTGTGTATTATATGTGTCAACAGCTTTAGCAATCAACGGAAGTCGTTTGTCAACGTATGTATTATAGTAAGGTTTAGCAGCAGTTTTAGATGGTGATAACTGAAGGTTTACCATGTTTTCGTTTTGATAAACTGGGAATAACTCCAGATACACTCCAGCCTGAGTAACGGCTCTGCCTAATTGACTGCTATCTCCTGCTGTTATTTGCCCAACAATTCTTTCAAAATTTGGGTTATCTTCGGGCAAACCTAAGTCTTTAACAAACTTTCTGGCATCATCTTCAGACATATATTCTGCCAATGTACCTTGGCCGATTGTTTTTGTTGTTATTTTGCTGTCTACCGATTGTTTTGGGATTAACAGTCCAGCGTTTAAGGCTGTAGTTTGGTCGGCACTATTTAAAACAACATTACCAGCATCATCTACTGCAACAGGTTTTCCAAGAATTGTTTCTAAAGCTAATCTTCCATCCACACCATCAACAATTCCAAATGTTGACACAGATGTCGATCCAGCCGTTTTAGATAAATCATAAAACTTTCCATCACTGCCCATTTGACCAGCAGCCGCACCGTATTGTTTTAATTCGTCAGCGGTGGCGGGTCGATATGTGGTTTTAGCCGCAACAGCCTTCGGCTTTAAGCTAGGAGCGATCTGGAGGCCCAGAGAGGCCCGTGCCTGCTTTGCCTTGCGTATTTCTGCGTTCTTGGCAGTCAGGTAGTCCAGAG